GCTTTCAGTCACTTTAAGCTCAGCACCTGGCACCTCTTTGCCTGCTTTCAAGTCGTCTGTCAGTTGCTTAGCATTTAATTTAGGCGCTTGAGATAACCAATACTCTTTAGGGATTAGCTTTTCATCTGTAATTGACTTGCTCGGTGCATTTCGCTTCTTAAATACATAGTTTTTAGAGGTACGATAATTAGTTAATTCTTGAACCTCCAACATGTCTTGCAGGTAGCCTTTCAATTTATCAGCTAGGTTCAGTTTCTGTTTTTTTAGATTTTGCAGACGCTTGATTTCTTTGTCTATAATTTCAACATCACCTTCTGCTGAGCGCTTGAGTCCGATAATGTTATCAACTTTAGTGTCCATATCAGCTTTAATTGCATCCAATGTGTCCTTAATATCTTCAAATGAATAACCTTCATCCATTTTGTCTAAAACTTCTTTGTAGCCTTCAGATAAGTTATATAAGCTGGCCATATTTACCCCCACCCTTTCGAAAAGTAAGCCATGATTTTGTCGAGTTCGTCTGTCTGTTCTTCGATAAATGTATATACATCTTGCTTAATAATTTCTTCTGTAATTTCAATATCTGATAAACTGGCGACTGCTGTTTTTGTGACGTAAACATTATTTACAGTCGAAATTAAAATACTGATATAATCATCTTCTCTTGCGATTTCTCTCATAAACTCAAAGCCGTCTACCTTGAATTTATGACGCACTACTGCACCTTGTTCAAAATACATTTGATTATTCCTCCTGAATTTGGTAATTTAGAGGGTGAAAAGTTTATACAAACATTACACCCTGACTGTTAGCAATTGCCCTTGCTAGCAGTCTTTTTTAATACTTAATCGTAAATAACGTAATATATTCTTCGCCGTCATCGACTGCTTCCTCTACTTCATCTTCTTCGAAGTACCAGACATCGAAGAACAGAAAGACTGCTAACGATAAAAGCAATGACCACGCTGCTGATATAATGAAATCTTGTGTGATAAATGTCAGGACGGATGTGCTTGCAAAGCAGAATGCGTATGCGATCCAGAATGATTTTTGCATTTTTCCTTCTCCTGTTCATATGTTTTTTGAATGGCTCCATGCTTCCACATAAACTCAAACCAGTATTGGCATAATTCCGCGCTAGGTTGTTTTTGTGTTTTTTCTGACATGCTTCGTTTCACCTCCTTTAATTCCGCACGATTGTGGGTAGGATGTTGTTACTCATCTTCTCCATCTAAGTCAAAATGTTGTCCGATTTGGTCAATCGCCCATTCGATCATTGATTCAAGATGTTCCTCTCTATCCACTTCATATGTGTGTTCGATAGTGCCAATTCCTCGCACAGATGTTGTGTCGCCATGTAGAAATGTTGGACCTTTATCCTGCTTAGCAACATACAAAGTCAGTACAATGTCATTTAATTTTTCTTTTTGTTCTGGTGTCATTTATACTCCTCCTAAATTAGCTTCATAACCGAAGTCAGTCATGATTTCATGTATTTTCAATCTACCTTTTTGAGTCCATCTGGTTTGTAAAACTGTATCCTCTCTCCCGTCAGAGCGTACAATTGGTATAGTGTCTGATTCTGTATAGCTTTTGCCCATATGCTCTGAGTAAAGAACCCACTGTTTGTTCACTTTTCGTTGTAATCTAGCTTCATGCAGCAACTTATTTAACTTTTGCGCTGAAATACCGTAGTCTGCTGCGATTTGTGTTGTAGCCAATGTCCCAGTTGACTTCAATATTTCATCAACATAGTCTGCTTTAGGTTTTAGCTCTCCGATTTCTTGTTGAAAAAGTAAATTTTGTTCTTTTTCTTTCTTATACTCAGTCAACACTGTAATGATGTAATCCGGATTCTGTATCGTTTGTTCAATCACACTGTCCGTTGCGTAGATTCCATGTTTGCGAATTGCTGGTAAAACTTCTGATGTTACCCATCTTTTGAAGCGTTTTGCTGATTCTAATTTTGATGAGAAGATTAAGCTGTATAATCCTGATTCGTTAATGAGAGTTACACTTCTCTTCTGACCTGCGTAGTCGATTTGGCTACGCAGCTTATCTTCCGCATCAACCTTTTTATTGATTGCTCCTCGATAATCCTCATATCCTAAAATTTGTGCTACATCATTTCCTACAAAATATGGTTCGTCATCTACTGTTAAAGTTCTTACCGGTAATTCTTCAAAATTGAAAATTTGTAATTCTTGCATATTGTTTATGCTCCTTTCGTGTATAATTTATTTATCAACCTAAGGAGGTGATAAATATGGAACAAGTGCACGCTTGCCTTTTAGGCGAATGGGTTAATCTTCATGATGACGAGCATTGCAAAATGGGACCGCGTATGACTTCTCCATCTACATGGTGGGAAGAAAACGCTGAATTATGGTCTCCAATTCAAAAAACAGAAGCCGATACAATGTATCAACAGGACTACATCATGATTAATTACAAAGGTAGAGACTACCGCATTCATCCTGTATTTATTCAAATAGTTACTTCATAATTTTTTGTTGAGTTATAATGTTTTTTATCGCCTCAACATCTTGGTCGTCGAGTTGCAGCTCGGCGGCTTTCTTTTTAAATTGAGTTTCAATAATTTGATTGATTTCATACCATTGTCTTGGTGTGAATTGTTTTCGGAATTCTAAAAACTGTTGAATTGTCTTTTGCATTGTTTTTCCTCCTATTAAGTTGTTTGTCGTTCTTTATTGGGAACATCTTGTGTAAAAAAAATATCTAGGTTGTTTGTTTCATACCCAAGTATTTTTGCCATTCTAATAAATTCATTCGCTCCAATATCCACTATTCCGTTTTCCCTCTTAGCATAGGGGGTTCTTGTTTTCCATCCCATTTTATGAGCCATTTCATCTTGTGTTATACCACAAGCGATTCTTTCAGCTCTTAGTCTTTTAAGATTCAGAATCATGATGTCACCTCCAATCGTTCTCGTTTGAGAACTAACTAAACCTTAACATCTGCGTTCTCGTTCGTCAACACTTTATCGCCAAAAAAGTTCAAAAAGTTTTTTCTTCAATAAGTATTGTATTCATTTGGGAACGGTGTTATAATCTAATTGTTCACTAATAAGAACAAATTAATTATTCGGGAGATACTAAAAAATGAGAACAAATGATGAAATAATCACAATAATTAAAACAACATTAAAAGAACAAAATATGTCGCTTAGTGAATTAGCTCGTCGTGTAGGAATGGCTAAATCAGCTGTATCGCGTTATTTAAACTTAACTAGAGAGTTTCCATTGAACCGTGCGGAAGATTTTGCAAAAGCACTTCATATTAGTACAGAATATTTACTTGGTTTTAAAGAAAGTGAACAAAAAGAGCAAGAACAAGACACTATGGCTGCTCATTTTGACAAAGAAGGTCTAACAGAAGAGGAAATCGAAGAAGTTAATAAGTTTATTGAATGGGTTAAGAATAGAGATAAGTAAAGGGTGTTTTTAATGGGAATTTACGAAGATTTATGTATCGCTAATGATTGGGTTGAAATTGAGGAGACCGATCGTTTACCTAGTTTCCAACCAGGGTTTTACAGAAATGGAAAAATCTATATTAAAAGCAGTCTTTCCGAAACACGCAAAGCTGAAGTTCTTTATGAAGAATTAGCTCACCATAAACTTACATACGGAAACATACTTGATGAATCAAGCTTTAACAACCGTAAATTCGAAAATTACGCACGAAGACATGGTTATGAAAATTCTATATCTTTAAACAAGATTATAGACGCATATAAATACGGAGTAAGTAGCTTACATGAATTTGCTGAATATGTTCAATTAAGCGAAGAATATGTACATACAGTGTTACAACATTACAAAAACAAATTCGGTTTATCAACCTGCCATAATGGTTATCTTATTCGTTTTGAGCCGTTGCAGGTTTTTAAATATAAAAATTTAAATGAAGGAGAGTAACAATGTCGGAAAGAAAAGAATTAACAAACGAGGAACTTTTAGAAAGACAACAACAGCAATTTGAGCAGTATAAAAAAGAACAATCAGCTAAATCTAAAAAGAAATGGTTATGGGGTTGTGGCGGTTGTTTAATTTTTGTAATTTTAATGGGAATAATTTTCAGCGCATGCTCAGCTACAATGGTCAATAGTGTAGATAAAGAACTGAATAAAGATAGTGCGGAAGTCAAAAAAGATGCGAACGCTACAAGAGAACAAACAGCTGCACTAAACTCTGCTAAAAATTATTCGGACACTTTACACATGTCTAAACAAGGTATTTATGACCAATTGACATCTGAGGCTGGTGATAAGTTCTCTACTGAGGATGCACAATATGCGATAGACCATTTAAAGGCCGACTATAAAGAAAACGCTGTTAAATCAGCGGAAAACTATGCCGAAACAATGAACATGTCTGACGATGCAATTTATGACCAATTAAAATCTGATGCAGGAGATAAATTCACTCCAGAAGAAGCAAGATATGGCGTTGACAATATGAGTAAATAACAGGGCATTCATTTGCCCTATTTTTTACCCCTCCACTCTGGGGCGAAGGAGGTAAGAAATGGAATTTAAAAATTGGAAAGTTAATCTTAATGGAAAAGGTTCATATAATATTGTAACTAATGAAGATACTTTGTTAGTTTTACAAAATTATCAACACGTTGAAATAGCTTTAAAATTTGAAAACGAAAATATTCAAGTTAAATCTCTAGGATACGGACAAAACTTGAATATCAATCCTGTTACAAAAGAGATAACTATAAATGTAACTGATTTATTAGAAGATGATGAGTAGGTTAAAGGAGGTTGAGGGATGGAAAGAGAGTTATATGATAAGTTGATTAAAAAGATTAAAGTTTTTGAAAATAATATAGTTAATATTCCTATGGTTGGTGAACAAACCAAACATAAATTGTTCCATGTTATTGATGATACAGAAAAATTCACGCTTATAATAAATAAAGGCGGGCATAGAAACCCTCATAACTTAACTATTTTGTTAAATAGCATTAATTATAAAAGTAGTATGATTAGATTTGATGTCAATGGAAGCGACCATGCCAACCCACCAAATTATGAAAGAATACCCACACCACATATACATATCATTACTGATGAATATGATAATGGTGGTATAGCTATTCCACTAAAAGAAATAAAAAATATAAAATTAGTGGACGAACTTATGGACTCCTTGGATTTTTTCATGGATTACACTAATATAAAGAGTGATAATGTTATAATAGAACCAAATTTACTGTAATAGAAAAAGGAGTGATAATAATGGAAACTATCGAACAAAGGATGAATGATTATTTTAACTGGTTAAAACAAAGTTATAAATATAAAGAATTAGATAGTTCTACAGAAATTACTACTCCTTTCAAAAATCATCTAAATGACTATATCAGAATATATGTGGATTTACTTCCTAATGATGATATTAGACTATCCGATGATGGCTTAACTTTTAATGAACTAGAAATGTTTGGAATAGATGTTAATACTAAAACTAGAGAAAAACTGATTCAAAACATTTTAAATCAGTTCAACCTTAAGTTATATAACGATGAAATTATTGCTGATGTAACAAATGAAAGTTTTGCTCAGTCTAAACATAACTTACTTCAAGGTATATTAAAGATTTATGATTTAACACTAACTTCAAAGTCAAACGTTTCAAGCCTTTTCTATGAAGATGTATTTAACTTTTTATATGATGAAGAAATCGTAGGATCCGCAAAGGTATCAGTTGCAGGAGAATCCGGCATAAAATACTCTATCGATTATATATTGCCCGGAACAAAATCTAAGCCAGAAAAACTTATTAACTTTGCAAATAATTTAGATTTCAATAAAGTAACCAATGAGGTTTATATGTATAGAGATGTCAAATCTAATAGACCTTCTAAGAATAATTTAATGCCAAGTATGATTATCATAGCTAATGATATAGATCATCCTGTTAATGATAAAGCTCGTCAGGCTGCAGAACATGAAGATTTATCAATATTATATTGGTCAGATAAAGAAAATATTATTTCAACTTTAACAACTTGATATTTTTAGGGTACACCACCGTACCCTTATTATTTTTTTACCTTTTTGAGGAGGAATGTTAATGAAAGTAGCAATATACACAAGAGTCAGTACGTTAGAGCAAGCAAACGAAGGTTATTCTATCGGCGAGCAAGAACGTAAACTTAGACAGTTTTGCGATATAAACGATTGGAAAGTCGTAGATGTTTATGTAGACGCTGGTATATCAGGCGGCTCTCTTAAACGTCCGTCTTTACAAAAGTTACTTAATGATATTGATAAGTTTGATATGGTACTTGTTTATAAATTAGACCGTTTAACACGTTCAGTTCGTGATTTGCTTGATTTGTTAGAAATCTTCGACCAGAACAACGTTGCTTTTAGAAGTGCAACAGAGGTTTATGATACTACAAATGCAATGGGACGCCTATTTGTTACGCTAGTAGGTGCAATGGCGGAGTGGGAACGTGCTACAACGAGAGAGCGTACATTATACGGTAAAGAAGGTGCGTTAGAGAGTGGTAAATATCTTGGTCACGTCCCTTTTTATTACGATCTAGTGGATAATAAATTAATCCCGAATGAAAATAGAAAATACGTTGATTACATTATTAAAAGATTGAAAGAAAATATCTCAGCAACACAAATTGGTAAAGAATTAAGTAATATGAAAAACACTCCCGTTAAGTTCAATAAGACAATGGTAATTCAAATACTTCATTCGCCCACTGCGCACGGCCACACTAAGTACGGTAAATTTTTCAAAGAGAATACACATGAACCTGTCATTACTCAAGAAGATTATAATACAGCTATAAAGATATTAAGTACCCGCAGACATACGTATAAACAAAATCACGCTTCTATTTTCAGAGGCAAGATAGAATGCCCTAACAACTGCGGTAGGTTTTTACACCTAAATGTAAACAAAATCAAGCGCGCTGATGGGAGCTACTATCTAAGACAATATTATAAATGTGATAAATGTTCCAGAGAGAAAAAGCCTTCTACTATTATCAGATACGACATGATGCAAGAAGCGTTTATGAAATATCTTAACAATTTAAGTTTCGATACAATCGAACCTCCTGAAAATAATGATGACGAAGAAGAATTCGAAATAGATATCGCTAAAGTCATGCGTCAACGAGAAAAATATCAAAAAGCATGGGCTATGGATCTAATGACTGATGATGAATTTAAAGCAAGAATGAAAGAAACAGATAAATTGTTGGAAGAAGCTTCTGAAAAAGAAGTTGAAAACAATGAACTAGAATTTGAGCAAGTAATTAAGATTCAAAAATTACTACAAAAAAGTTGGAATAACTTGAGCGAAGATAAGAAAGAAGATTTGATAGCTGCGACTATAGATAAGATTCAAATTGAATTAATAAGAGGAAATAAGACAGTCAACAGTCCTAACGAGGTTAAGATTAAAGATGTTTCATTCCTGTTGTAG